GACTGGACAGAGTATGCAGTTTGACCAGCTCCAATTGTTCCAATAGCCACTGCTGTCGCATTAGCAAGTGTATTTCCATACGGAGAAGTGGAAATAGCTACTACAGGAGTAGAACCATATCCAATACCATCATTTTCTAAAATGATTTGATTTACTGCATTATCAGCTAACTGTGCAATAGCAGAAGCGGTCTGTTGTACCCCAGAAAGAGTAAGAGTGACAACATATCCTAGATCTTCAACATTATCATCAATTTGATCAATTCCAGTATCAATAACTTCTTGTTCATATTCAAAGAGTTCGCATCTCAATTCATATGTGTAAAGTTTACCTAATTGATAAAAAGGATTTTCATGTTCTACAAATTTAATTTCAAATAAACTATCAGAAAGTGGGAAATAAATTAAATCACCCTCTACAGGTCTAGCTGCAATAGCTCCATCTTCATCTCGTCTTCTTTTATTATCATCAACATCGACATTGCTCATAATATCAGCAATGTAATCTTCAAATCTTTCTTTTGAAATAATAAAAGTAGCTTCGTCAGTGACTCTAATACCAAACTTGGTCATCAAATCACCAGAACCTTGAAAACCATCTACATTTGCAACATAAGCTTCAAGTGGATATGCGTCGTCAAACATGGAGAGAATATTCTCTCGCATAATTTCATCTGTACCCAGATATTTTCTAGGCATGTAGAAAACTTCTTGGCCATACATCCGAAGATGTTCATTGACCAAATCTTGTACCAGTCTCTGTTCACTGGCAACTTCTTGTCGGAAAAAAGGATTAAGAGGAGTCATTAGCCGATCATATCAAGGGGTGGAAGTTCATAATCAAACGACATTCTTTGTTGAAGTTCTGCAAGTTCTCTTAGTGCATCTTCATACATCTGTCTACCATTCAGTTCAAGACCACCAGGTAACTTAACTCCTTGGAACTTCATCAAGTTTTGACCCCATTGTCTCTTGATCAACGAAGTCAAATATTTCTTGAGGAAACTATCATTGTAAACTTCTGAATATGTAGAGGGATCCAGAAGTCTATAACAATCAATCACAAGATAGTCACCTGCAGTTTGAGAGGCCCAATCCATATCAATATATAATCGATTGCCTCTCTTATTAAATCTAACTTTTTTATCTGGACTTATCAAGAATTGGATGGTCTCAAGATATGACTTAACCATCGTGTAATTCAAGAGTTCAACAGAACTGAAGTTGTAAACATCGTTCAGGAAGATCTGATACGAGATACTGAACATGTTTTGGGAAATGGTATTATCATCAAATCTGAAAATACCCTGAACACCCATGATATGTTCTGGAATTTCAATATAATTTCTCGCTTCTGTATATTCTGTTTTTGTTGTAATGAAGTGTGTTGATCCAACACCAACATTCGTGAAGGTTATGGCAGTTCCAGCCTTTGCGTCTGCAAGAGAGGCAGCCACCCGAATCTGATTGCGATTATCTGCAATAGCATACAGTTCAACACTATCAGTGCTAATTCCCAAAAACGAAGTTGTACCAACACCCGCAAGTACGATGTCTGATGTAATGCCAATGGATGTTGAACCAGCACCAAGGCTGTAGAAGACTTGTGTTCCTGTGGCAAGTCCATGATTGGGTAACGTTATGTTATCTGCCGTGGTACTTACACCCGACGACCCATTAAATGACTGTGAATGAATACCAACAGAACCAATCTGTTTAGTTCTCGCAGCGTCAATTTCCCATTGTTGGACTTGGTGTTTGAGAAACATTCTCTCAACACCATCCATATGACGTTCTTGGAAATATTGCAGAGCGTCATCGACCAGATCATCAATCTGGTCTTCATCAACGTTTACTTCCAGAACTGGTTCACCCAGCTGTCTAAGACAGTAATCAATCAGTTCTTGTCTAGTGCTAGGTTTCGCCATTTATATAAAACTAGCTTCAATAGCTATTTATCATGATCAATAGAACCCACAATCAATGGTGTCTGTCCAAACAGGAATGTTGGATGCACCAATTCCCACAGATGTCAATAAGTAACGAGAACTTGTGATTCCTGCACTTGGCGCAGAAGTATATCCAACAAATCCACCAGTACCAGCATAAGCAACTGCATTTACTGCAGGTCCAATATCAATACGAAGTGTACCTACTGTTGCAACTCCAGTAGCTTCAATGTCCCTGGCATCAAGATCTGTAGTATCAACAGTGGGGATTGTAATAGTACCACCAGATGTTGCATCATTAAAAGTAATATCGGAAAAATCACCAGTGGCTGTACCAGCTGCACCAATAGTAGTATTATCAATAGTACCAGAATTAATCTCTACCTGTTGTAGAGTACCAATACCAGCAATAGTTACATTTGTTAATTCTGAAGTTCCAGAAACATACAAACTTCTCCACTGAACAGCTTCACTACCAAGATCATATGTGTTAGAACTGTATGGAAACCAAGATTGATTTGATGTAAATGCAGCTAGTCCAGCTGACCAAACAATTTCATAATCAGTATTACCTTTAATAGAAATACCACCACCGTCAGCTGCAACATCTGAAGGACTATCAGAATATGCAAGATCAATTTTTTTATCTTGAATTTGAGTGATAGTACTATCAAGATAAGTCAAATTACCTTGAACTGTCAGACTACCACCAATAGTCGTGTCACCAGAGACCGTTAAAGCTCCACCAACCGTTACATCATCTGTTAATGCAATGGTAAGTGTTCTACCAATACCAGGTGCATTAGTTTGAATTTGATTAGCTGTTCCTAAAATATCCCAAACTTCACTACCAAGTCCAACAGTACCGGCTAAGTCATCTGTTTGGAAATTTAATCTACTATCAAGAGTTGCAAACGATGATGTTGTACCATCAGGGTTCATCTTCAAGATTTGCCCAGTAGTACCAGCACCAGCTGGTAATTGATACTGAGTTCCAGCCGCACCTACCGTAAGGGTAGTAATAATACCAGTACTATATCTAACAGTAGTACCATCTAGTGTTGTTACAACACCAACATCAGCGTGTAGTGTATTAACACCAATAACACCATTAAAAAGTTCAAGTGTCAGATCAGTTTCTGAGTATGCTAGACCAACAGGAGAACGAAGTGTATATGTATCATCTACATATGTTAAAGCGTTAGGTGTAAATCCATAGTTTGTTATTTGTTGTGCAGTAAGTCTGCCGTCATCACTTACACTAAATTCAGTAAATCCAGAACCTACAAATATACTACCACCAATGTTTACACGACTGGAAAGAGTACTTAATCCACTGACAAACAGATCTTCATTAATATTAAGTCGGTTAGTTGTAACTATACCTGTAAAATTAACATCCTCATAAGCCAACGTAACACCAGTGAGAGTGTCAATCGAGCCAGTTGTTGCAGAAATAGAAACAAGAGAAATATCATTAAACTCTGCATTTCCTGTAAAAGTTGATGCACCACCAACAGTTAAGTCACTAGTAATACCAACGTCATTTAATGTTGTGAATCCAACAACATTCCAATCCGTTACTGTTCCAGCATTACCAACAATGACAGCTTTGTTATCATAAATGATAGATGGTTGGTGTCCAAGAAGTGATGTGAAATATTCTCCACCAACAGTTATAGCTATACCAGCAGCGTTTCCTACAAATAAACGACCTGCCTCATTACCAAAAGCACCCTCAGTCGCCTGTACTAGAGTTACAGCAATTTCACCAATACCAAGAGAAGATGGTCCTACTGTACCAGTGGACCTTTTGATACGAATAATAGCCATTAGAAGGCACCTCCATCAATATCAAGGCCTTCTGGTAAAGTAGATTGTGATTTCCACTTAGTTTCTAATTCATTGTAAATTAAGAAATATCCATTATCTAAATCACTCACATCAGTATCTGAAAGGGCAGCTAATGTACCCCCCGATTCTGCTCTTGACGTTGAAACAACTTTAACGCCTTGACCACCTGGAACCCTAACTTTGATAGCCATTCATTTACTCTCTAGTTGCACTTTCCCTCACAAGTGCCTGACCCTCAAGAACTTTAGATTTTTCACCGTTTGAGTCAGTTAAAATAATATCGTAAACATATCGACCAGGTTTAATTCTCCTTGTAATAACGTCAGTCAAAGAGATTTTAATCTGGCCAGATGCTCTATCCGTAAATTCTACGGTAAAATTGTATGCATTTTTACTGCCTGCATGTTTCCTCATCTGGGCAGAGGCAGTGTAGTTCGTTAAGAGTAACGGTTGTTCATTAGCCGCAGTCAAATCAAAGGTTTGATTAAAGTCAGTACCCTGATTTATGACTAAGTTAACAATATATACTGCCATAATTACAGGGTACGTTATCTATAAGGTATTTATGTCTACAATTTGTTAATCAGATCTTTTAGTAGAGACTTAATTTCACCCACTTCATTTTCTAGATTATCAAGTCTCTGTTTTTCTTTAATTTTTTGTTCCCTCATTGTAATGTAATTTTGATATGCAGTGGTGTCGTTGTTTATCACGGCACCACTATCCATATCTCTAATTAATTCAGAGTGACCTTCAACTTTTTTGTACATCATGCGTATGCGATTGCTCTGAGATCTTTGACTAGTGGAGGATAGGCTTGATTGGTACTGGTCATAATAATTTTAATTTCAAATCCATTGAACTCAGAAAGATTACTTGCAGTAAACTGATAATCCCTAAACTCATCCTCAACTCTAGAAGCAGGGACTAACTTATCGGGACGACCATTATTATTCTTAGGATCAATAACCCTATCACCAAAACCATCACCAGTAGTGTCTGTCAGATTATTGTATCCAGGGAATAATTCAAATGGTTGTTCACTGTCCACACCATCAGTTCTAAACAATCTATACATTACACGAATATCTGCAGATGGGTGACGATATGCAGCCAGTTTTACTTGTAAGAATGTTGCTGGATTTTCAAGATCAATTCTCTTACTGAGATAGACTGCAGAGTTTGGATCCGCAAAAGGAGTATTTACTCTTTCATCATCTGCATAGTTTGTAATCGGTCTATCAACTCTGTTTGTTGTAGTAATCAGAGAAATTCTATCGG